GGCGATTAAATGTAGGTGTACATACACTCACAAATGGATATTTTTTAAAATATTCTGGGCTTGATTTTTCGATACCGGATGCCGTCGCCGTCGCCGTCGCCGTTGCTACTCCGGGAACTGCCGATGCTTTATTCTTTCCACCCATATCGTATAAATTTGGATATAATAGTTCTTATACGATATTATTTATGTTGTTTATTCATTTTGCTGCTATCCACTCCAATTCTTAATCGAGTTAATAAAATCCATGATTCCTTGCCAATAATGTGTAAGATACAAGACAAGTAACATTAGAATCACAATCGCCGCAACATTAATATCTAAATACTCAAAAGCGTAATACATTAATGTCAGGTTAAAGAAGAAGAATATAATAGGAACATACCGAGCGTATAATTCGCGATACTGATCCCAATGAAGAAGAGGGTAAATAAATAAAGTCCCGATGAATTGAATCAATTGAACAAAATACGAAATCACCGGTATTATACCCAACCCGAATCCTGTAAATATAGACCATAATGAACCGCCGATAAATTCTTTACGATGATCGGTCGGATTGAGAATCATGCCGATAACTGTTGTAAAAAATGGACCACCCATTAACATAAAACCGACAATTAGTAAAAATACAAACGGGATTAATATAATAATCAGAGGCGATATAGCGTCTTGTAATTCAACAGGAATCGCGTTTGAAATACGTGTGATTTGTTCAAAGATATAGGACAACATCGCGCGGTCGGATGAAAATGAAAATATGAATGCGTTATTGATCCATTGCTTAAAGCGGGCTTTAATAAATGCCCAATTCAAAAGATTTACTTTTGTTACTCCCTCTTCGACACTGTCATTCACCAGATCTAAATCTTCTTCTGTTAAACAGAACCATTTAAAGACGTAGGTATCAAGAAGAATCGCGGCTTTCAAGTATATTTTTTTAGGTGTTTCGATCTTTGGATCATCCGCAATCCCTCCGAACTTATCATCACAATCGGCGCCGCAACTCGTGTATTCGCTCGTATAACAATATGGCCATTCGTGGCGGTCGGTCGGAAATAGTTTATTCAAGTTAAGGTTATTATTTTTGATACTTTCCGGTGCCGCAAAAAACATGATATTCACACATATCACCGAAATGATCACCGTTTCAATAAATAGCGTTAGGACACTCAGCCCGAATTCTTTCAGTGCTTCGAGATCAAAGATCGATTTCGGTTTCGCTTTCGCCGTCGTCCCTTCATCTTTTTTTTTATCGCCGTCACCGTCGCCACCTCCTCCGCCGATCATCCCTCCTAGTTTGCTAAACGTTCCTTCTTCACCGTCGTCTGCTTCATTATCATCTTCGACGTCATCGGGTCGTTGTTCTTCTTCGTCGTCCGCCATTTTTTGGTAAGTTATATATACCATAGATTATTATAACGTGGTTGAAACATCAAAATCAGCGAGCATACATTAGACCGCAATTTCCTGATACAAATGTAAGAACATTATACCGCTCTTCGAGTATATGTAGGTCATAATTATACAAGTAAATATTCACATTCGGCTTATTCATTCCGATAATCTCTCGCGTGTTCGGATTACAAATCACCTTCACTTCGGCGGCAGAGTCCAACGGGGGATAAATCGTCGTCATTTCGAGTTCGATCTGATTGAATTTGCTCATATTGATTGCGCCGCTTGGTTGTAGATCAAACGGGTCCGAATTCAGACAGAAATTGTAGCAGTAGATACCCGGTTTTGCGCTTCCGCGGGTGCGTGTATATTTCTCAACGTAGTTATAGACCCCCGCGTCAAGTAAATTCTCTCGGTATTTGCCGTTCAACGAAATTCCCAACATCTGTAAAATATCGCGTTCATTTTCGGATTGAAAATCGCCGGTAATATGAAGTCCGGTCATGCGTTTATCGCGTGGATTAATGCCTGGTCCGATCCCGTTTTTTGGTCCATTCTTATCGAAGAAGTAGCGGTCATGAGGGTAAGCCGGGTTCAGATTTGTAAGCAGATCAGTTGTTTGGCGGATGTCTTCAGTAAATGCCGCTGGGCGCCAGTCATCGTCGATGGGTGCGGGAATAATATCATATGGGAGGTAGTTATACGGCCAGTTGGTATAATTGCTCCATTCATTCCGGAGATTGACGTCGCTGCGTTGAAAAAACATCGTCCATGATGCCACCATCCCCATCGAATTTTCGATCTTGATTTTCTTATTCCCAGTTACATCGTTGAAGACCCAATCATAATACGACTTGATCAAATATTTCTGCTGATTTGCGGCAAACACTTTCGATTCTTCATCCGAGAGAAAGCAATACGTCGCCATCAAATGAACATCCGCATTCCAGTCGGTGCGAATACTCGGATACGAATTCAGCGATAAATCGATACTTGGCGGTGGGTATAAAAATCGCCACATCTGATGAAGTGGATTCGTAAAATCGGGTTGAATAACCGGCCAGAAATTCTCTGGATCACCTACATCACGAATCGTGAACAACTCCTTCACCGGTCGCAGCGTAACATCAATCTGGAGTTGATTATATTGGAGGCATACAAGCGGAAACGCCATTTTCGATGAGAGCGTGAACCATGCGTTAATCGGGATGTATATTTTACGCCCACGAATCGACGGTTCTGCGCCAGCGACATTCGACGTGCGATAGGCGTTCGGGTATTGATTCAGTCGCGCGCCAGAACAACCTGGATTATATAATTCTGGAACATGACCAGTCATTTGATTGTATAACTCCCGCTTTGTTGCGTCAAGATCGCGTTCTAATATCGCCATCAGATTATTGCCGGTGAAACGCTGGAGGGTCATCCCGCCAACTGAAATCACGATCTCCTTCACCATCTGTGTGCCTATATTTTCGATCCAACGAAACTCATATGGTGCCCACATATCTTCCACTCGAGCAGGAGGATGAATCGGACTCCAAATCGACGGCAGCGTTACACATATATACGTGTCCATCAATAATTCCGCATATCTGGGTATATAAAACGTGAATTTGGACTCTTCGGTCATACGTAACTTCTTCTGACCATCGAAATCAACTCTAAACTTTTGAAGACCGAAATTCGTATATTTAAGGTATGTGCTTTTAAAAAACGACTTTTTGGGGTTACCGTTGAGAATAACATTCTGATTGCCGGTAGCTACCAAATTCAATAAACCACCAGTCATTTAGTATGTTATTTTGTTATGTTATAATAACTTTATATAAAAATCTTATTCTAATATTTTATTATATATAGTAAAGAGGAATGAAAGAAAATCAAGTAGAATTCGTATTCATAGGTATTATTATTATCGTTTTCGCAACATGGAAGATATCAGAAATGATTAAAACTAGATGCTATGAAACGAAAGCTCTTGGAAAGAAAGGGGTAGCATCATCGGCCGCGCCATATCGCGAAGGGTTCGGCGTTGATGACGATCAGCTCATGAAAAAAATCGCGAATTTACTCAAAACGCCCCAAACGCCGATATTATCCACAGAGAATTTTACTGTTGATACACCCGAGGGAGAAATGACGGTCCATCAGCGAAAAAAAGCGGCAACCAATCTGGATACGTTCAACACGAAAACGGCATCTCCCCCGCCACCGGTCAACGCACCTACCACTGATAAACCAATCAACGCGGTAAAAGAAGGCCTCGAAAATCCGGATGAAAATACGAAGGCATCCATCGAAAAAAATATTACATCGATAAATCCGCAAGACAATCAAAGTAAGTTCAAGTTACGGGATTATTATATCAAAGCCGCATACAACGCGTTCAATCCAGACAAATTCAAGAACTCTACTGTAAGTATGGATGCGCTTCTTTACGTGATCGCACGCGGTTGTCGCTTTATCGACTTCGAGGTCTTTTCAGTTGATAATCAACCGGTGATCGCATCTTCATCGGTGAATTCCTATAATTATAAAGAAACATACAATCATATCCCGGTTAGTGAGGCTTTTGAAGTCTTAGGAAGCTACGTTTTTTCTGGAGCAAAATGCCCGAATCCAGGTGACCCATTTATTATTCATATGCGTATCATGTCTCGTAATGTGACGATGTATGACAACCTCGCTAAAATAATTTCTCAAAGCAAGAGTGTTGCGCGGAATTTATTGGGTCCGAAATATGGTCGTGAATACCAGACAAAGGATTTAGGAAACGAAAATTTGCTTGATTTCAAGGGCAAAATTATACTCATGGTAGATGGATCCAATCCGGCGTATCGAAACACAAAACTGTTAGAATTGATAAATATGAGTTCGAATTCATTATTTCTCTCGAAGTATACCTATTTTGGTGTGAAAAATGTTGGCGATCCACAAGCATTCAAAGATGCGAATAAGAAAAATATGTGTCTGGTAGTTCCGGATAAGGGTGGTCGCCCGTTCAACGATGGACACAACGGCCCATTTACATGGGGGTGTCAAATCGCGACGATGTGTTTTCAAGAAGAAGCGCGTGATGAAAAACTCAAAGCGTATGAAGACAAATTTGCGTCGGTGGGGTATGCGTTTATCTTGAAACCGGAGGAATTACGATATGTTCCAATTACGATTGCGCCACCAGCACCGCCGAACCCGAAGGCATCGATGGAGGCGCGACCAGCAGAAGCCGCAGGCGGTGTCAAGATTACGCTTTAATCATTCGCGGGTGTCTCTTTTGTATCCCTGCCGCGGATGCTACGCTACGCTACGCTGAATTATATTCTAATGATAATGTAGTAGAATATAATGTCGGATTTATTACTACGCGGCGGTGCTCGTCATCACGACAACACCGATAAAAAAATGTCCTTTGAAGAAAAAGAACTCGAAATCCTGCGCGAAGCCGTCGATTTAGTTGAAAAGCGGAAAGGCGCCGCTATCATTAAAGACCCCAAAGTCCAAGAAATCATCTCCATCGTCGAGAAATTCATCGCAGATAAGAAACTTGTTTGTTATGGTGGGACAGCGATCAACAATATTCTCCCAGAAGATGCGCAGTTTTACAATAAGGATATCGAACTTCCCGATTATGATTTTTACTCGGACAAAGCACTTGACCACGCGAAAGAGCTCGCAGATATTTATTATAAGGCGGGTTATGAAGACGTCGAAGCAAAATCCGGTGTTCATCATGGAACTTATAAAGTGTTCGTGAATTTCACAGGAATCGCCGATATTACACAAATGGAACCCGCGTTATTCAAGGCAATCTCTCGTGACTCCATAATTAAAAAAGGAATATCTTATGCTCCGCCCGACTTTCTTCGTATGGCGATGTATCTCGAACTCTCGCGCCCCGATGGCGATGTATCTCGATGGGAGAAGGTTCAGAAACGTCTTACATTATTGAATACACATTATCCGCTTAAAGGATATGACTGCGATAAAATCGAATACCAACGAGGTTTTGAAGGTGCGACTTCTTCGAATACCGGTGAAATTAGTATTTCAAGAAAAAGGGGTGCGACAGCGACACAGACTCGCTCGCGCTCTCGATCGCTTGCTCGCTCTAGGACGGTAAAACGCGGCGGCGCAAACAACGAAAGCGCAAAGGCACGCAAACGTGAAGCAATACGAGAGATCATGAAAAAATACAAGGGTTTGGATGCCTATATGAAACATTTATTTTACGGTGTTCGGTCGCATGAAGAAACGATCGGTGATTTTAAATACACTGTCGAAGAAGATAAACTAACTCGGCGTTATCGTTTAATCGCAACATATGAAAGATTGTTTAGTGATGACGATGAGTATGTATTATATTCGATGAAGACGAGAGATTTGGACGCGGACGCAGAGGCGACGCCGACGCCGACGCCGAAACCAAGTCGGTCTCGATCTCGATCTCGATCTCGTGACCGAGAGTATTCCATAAACAAATCACAAATTTCATACAGTAGTCACCGAGAGAAAGAACTCGCAGAAACCGATATTTATAATATTGTCCGCGGCGTATTCATAAAAAACCGCGCCGTTTTCTTCGGTGGTTACGCTAATATTCTGTATTCACGATATATGCCGAAACACCAACGTCGCATCATCCAAAAAATCCCCGATTTCGATATTCTCTCGGAAAACCCACGCGACCTCTGTGATGAAGTTGTCCGAGAGCTTACCGCGCATAAATATACCGACGTCAAATATACGAAACACGCTGGTGTCGGCGAAGTGATTTCCGAGCATTATGATATTCGCGTGGGCGATGAGGTGATTGCGTTCTTATACAAACCTCTCGCATGTCATAGTTATAATACGATCCGGATAAACGGCGACGGTGATAGTCAAGGGGGGCGCGGAGAATCGATTCGTATTGCGACGATCGATACGATGTTGAGCTTTTACCTCGCATTTATTTACGCCGACCGCGTTTATTATGACATCAATCGCATTCTTTGTATGTCGCAGTTTCTTTTTGATGTCCAACAACATAATCGACTGAAACAGACCGGTTTATTACGACGTTTTAGTATTAATTGTTATGGCAAACAACCCACGTTGGAGTCGATGCGATTTGAGAAAACGGCGAAATATGAGGAGTTGAAAGGGAAGCGAGGATCACGTGAATTCGAGGAATGGTTTTTGCGGTATGTTCCTTATGAGAACGGGGTTGCCAAGAAGACGAGGAAGAAATCGCGAAAGTAAGGAGTCGTATCACCGGAGTCCCTCTCCCAACTTCTTGAAAATCAAGGTAATCACGAAGAATGTTCCCGCAAACATCACGCTTGTCGCGGTTAAACCCATGATTTTGAAGTTCCCATCTTCGCCAAATAATGACGGTAGAAAATGGAGCAGTTGTGCGCGAAATACCGGCATCTGAAAGATGAAATAGAGGACACCAATAAGAATTGGCATTTGAAGATCATAATAAATCGCCTCGATCGTGTCGATTTGATTGGACTGTCGTGCGTTGGCGCGAACGATATTCTCCATCGATGTATGGTCTTTTATATAGTCGGCGTTACCGCCACTCATGCCCATACTCTGCTGAGGTTGCGGCACATAATTCGGTCTTGCTTGTTCATCATGTGTATACACGTTAGGAGTCATCGGAATATCTCTCGTTGGTATCATCGTCATACCGTTGGCACTTGCCCGCTGGACGCCTTGGAGGACTTCATTCATTACGTTGCCTGGAATTTGTTGCTGTTGGTGTGCCGGTTGTCCGTCTATCATTGGCGAGTAGATGAGTGGTGCGCCACCACCACCGGCATATCCAGTGCTCGGGGTTTGACTACTTAAAGGCAGGTCATCGATACTGGTTGTGTCGTTCATCGAAATAATATGTCTAAATAAGAAAAATAAGAAAACTAATAATATACATATGTAAAGAACGAAGACTTATAAACTGGACGCAGAACAATCTGCCTAAAACATCAACATGTCGTTTGCGGATGGCGTCGCCGTATGTCCGCCGCCCCCTGATGTCATAATCTTTGTAAGCTCATGCGTCAAATAATTGATGGTCATAGTTTTACTGGCGAGTTCCAGTTCCATCTTTCCGATCATGATTTTCTGGGCGTGAACAACATCGCGGAGTTTTTGATTTTCTGTGAAGAAGTTCGCCTTGTTGGTGTTCAACTCTTGGACCCACTTCTCGTGCGTTTTTGTTTTACAGTGTGCGGCAAATAATGGACCGGAAAGATATACTTTGTCTTTACGTGTTCCACATGGGCAACGTAATCCATTCGCGAGTGCGTTTGTATTGAATGATGGGATTTTGTCGATGTAGTTGCCGTTTTCATCGATACTGGGTGAGTAAACGTCAGGTTCGGTCGCGAGTTCCATCGTGTCGTGTCGTGTCGTGTCGTGTCGTTATTGTATGTTTGATACGAAATACAATAACGAAATAGTTTACATTCAATTTTTATTTGAGACGCACTTCTTTTTTACCTGCCTCACACTTCACAGACTTCGTCTTATATTCATAACATTTGTCGTCCAACTTATACGTATCTTTCTCTAAATCCTTAAGTGGCGGTGCACGAAATTGGATACATGAACGATCCTTACACACTTTTCTAAAAAGCGATGCGATGCCTAGACCAAGCACAATCGATATAATAATACGACCTGTTTCGGTATGAAGCAACCGTTGAAAACCCATATTATAATTACTCTTTTACTCTAATATATACGGATATAAATTCGGCTCGGCTAGGCTTCACTCGGCTCGGCTCCACTTCGCTCGGCTCGGCTCCGCTCGGCTTCGCTTCGCTCGGCTCCACTTCGCTTCGCTACTGAACCGGTATTTTCTTCACCTGTCCCTTCGCCTTCGCACAGCTCACCTCCTTCGCATCAAACGAGAAACAATTGTCGGCGTTGTCTTTAAATTGAAAATTGCGGATATTATCAGGGGTCGGGTAAACGTAAATAATCTTCGGGTTCGGCACCGAAATATAAACGTAGAAAAGTCCAACCGCTAGGCTTACGATAAAAATAGGAAGGGAAATAAATTTAAATAGGTCGAGCATTCGGGGTGGCGGGGGGGCGGGGGTCGTTGCTTCGAATCGTATTATACTACATTATACTACGATAATTATCCGCGGCGGCGGTGAAGGGGGTATGTGGTGTTTAACGGCGTTCGCGGCGTGTGTGGCGTGTGCGGCGAGTGAGACGACGCGCTTTGGTTCTGCGACCGCCGCCTCTAGGCGGTTTATTTGTAATTGGTATATTACAAAAAACATTTCCTTGACCAACAGCATTCCTTACACTCCCATTATAACCGAATTGATCGTCGGCGTAACTATTTTGTATAGTACTAAAAAGAATATCGTCATCACCACCAATACTGATTCTTATATTATCTAGAAGGGTTGCTAAATCTAGAAATGGCCCTTTCCCCTCACCCCCCCAATCAACTACTAGATGTTCTTTATTTAATACGCAAATAGGAACTTTCCGCATTTCACCCTTTGAGGATTCCATCTTTATTATTATAACACAATAAAAAATTACTACCTCGCCGCTCCCGCACCCGCCCCCACCGGCCTCGGTGCGACCACAGCACCCACCGGCTTACTCACAATCCGATTATCCGCAATCCATTTCGGCATAATAACCGGCATATAAAGCTCGTTGTAGCTATACCGCTTTTGCGAGAGATTGAATTCTCCGTCATTATACATTTGAACGAGCGCACCATCCGCGTTTTCGGTGGTTTCTACTTGAGAATAGATATACTTCGTCTCTCGCAACTTCATAAACGCCGGCTCAATATCTTGTTGATAAAGGACTAAGATGTCGTCGATAATACTGCGGTTCTTCCATTCCGTATCACGAAATTCCGTCATATATTCCTTAACCTGCGCGATTTTCTCGCTAATCACACGGGTATGTGTTTCCGTATCCTTACGCCGGTCATCATTATCCGTTACACTCAGATAATAGGTTCGAAATTCGGAATACATCTTCATCTGTTCTTGTAACTTATGTTGAACCGCATCAAATTGGTCTAAAAGCTCGTCTTCGCTGATAAACTGGAATAAGAGGTCGAGTTTCATGCGGATGATTTCGTCCTTCGTTGCGCGAACTTCTTCGAGTGATTCGTTCATCAACGTTTCTAAACTTATGTATTTGCCGCGGGCGACTTCAATATGAAACCCGCATGGTTGAGAGATATTTCCGCAAATCGCCTTCAGCTTACCATCAGTCTCTGTAAATATTGACCCACCTTCCTGCTTACACACGATACACGCCGGTTTAATGAGTGCGAGGCGGCGGGCTTTCTGTTGCGCGGAGAGTGATTTCCAGTTGATGACAGGATCGTTGATTAGACGCTGTCGGCGTTTTTCAAGTGCGGTATTGTATTTCTCTTTCAGCGAATAATACCCGTGGATTGCGTCGTTGATCCGCGTGCGCTCTTCTTCTGGGATAAGTTGGTATGGATAAATCATACCGCGAAATTCGTTGGGGTCAGCCGCGCGTTGAAGATGTTTTTTAAGTGCGTCTTCTTGTTTTTTTGTCACTTCTAAAAGGACACGAGTTGCTTTCTTCAAGTTGTCGCGCGTATCCTGTGCTCGTTTTTGTTCCGCAATACGAGATACGGCCATTCCACCATACTGTGTTCGTTCTTGGATTGCCGCGTGTAGGTCTTGATACACCGAAGATGTAGATGTTGTCATGTTATTACTACATTTAGTATAGATAAATCTATTCACAAGGCTCCGCCGCTACGCTGTGCTCCATTACTATGCGTAGCTACGTGTCCAATACTCTTCATCCGGACTCTTCCAAAGCGGTAAGTTCGTGAGCATTCCCATTCCATTCCCAGCAGGATGAATCCGCGCGTCCATCGGTATCCCCTTACTTTGTGCATAATGTGTGGCGTTCACCATCTTCAACTTCGAGAGAATATATTCCTGTTGCTGTCGTTGCTTTGATTCGACCTCCTCAGGAGTTGGTTTGCCTTTATACCGCAGATACAAAAATATGCCTAAACAGATGAAAAACGCGATACCTGCGACGAAATTAAAGTGTTGCGTATGATAATATTCTTTAACTTTATGACACTGCTCGAGAGATTTGCTTAAAAAGTAACGAACCCCCGGTTCAATAAGGGTGGGAGCTGGCGCGTTATCATTCATTACTAGTATAATATGAAATAATAATGAATTTATAAAAACGCATGATATGCTTATATATCGGTTCAATACGCAATAAATAATACCGGTATATTGTAACACGAACGACGCGAACCGTAATGGCGGAATTAAGTTCATCTGTCGCTATTTTCTATTTTTTGGCCGTATTTGGCGCATATTCGTATTACAAACATACCAAAAAGGGTGTGCTCACTGGCGGGATTACTTTTATGTTTTTCTTAGTGCTTATCATCGGCGAATACTTTATTAATCTGGCGATGTCCAAAGATATTTGTGGATTCGACCAAGAGAAAACCGCGTTAATAGCTACTATATTACCATGGTTCTTAGTATTGGGTGTATTGAAAGCCGCGCTGGTCGTCTTTCCGGGTTGGCTGACGCCATTTAGCAACACATTCGGTTATATCTTTGTTTCCACAGTAACAGACTTGAAAGATGTATTTAATAATATTTTAACACCGCAGTTTGATTTAGCACCGGCATCACAAAAGGGTCCATCGGTCATGTCTGGAGGAGGCGAACAAATAAATCAAATCGGTGGAGCCGGCGATAACACCGGAAGTCTTCAAGACCGCGCAGATATTCCCGCCGACGAAATAAAGAATAAACGTGATATCGGGCGGGCTTTAGAACAAATTTATACCGACCAATCAATTCTTCTTAACGAACTCAACCTCGATAACCTAGACAGGTTCTGGGACAGTTTCAAAGAGTCACGGCTTATTCGCGTGTCTGCGAAAGTAGAAGATTTGGAAAAAATACGGACATTCTTAATCATGAAATCGATCGTCGGAGAGTTTATTTGGCTCGTATTATGCGGGTTGTTAGTTGTAAGTATAAGTTACAATTATATACTGAATATGGGTTGTTCTTTTACACCTGAACAACAGAAGATACGTGCTCAGGTGCTTAAAGAGAAGCAAGAAGAGGCGAAGAAGAAGGCGGATGCGGAGAAGAATAAGGTGATGACGATTACCAGTTAATTCGTTAGACGAAGACCCGTGTAGCCGGCCGTGAAATATAATAAACCGTTACATAGGATAGAATTCCTAGAACGATCGCGACGAGCCAAATCGGCAAGATGGTCTTACTCGAGTATCCGATCCCGAATTCGCGCAAGCTACCGTCTTCGTTATATATAAATGCGGGATTCATGTATTGAACCAGCATAAATACGATGACGTATAACAGAATCGCCGCTCCTGCTAAATTATTTCGGATGAGGTTTTTGATCGCGTTCATTCTTTTTTTGATGGGTGTAATGTATTGTAATAGCCTACCTACTAGTATATTACAATATAACATTTAATGTTATTATAACATTTCGTGTTATTACATTTATCTACTCTTCGTCGTCGTCGTCGTCGTCGCTCTTCTTTTTATTCGTTGCTTTCTTTTTCTTCTTTTTCGGTTTCTCGTCGCTGTCCGCGTCGTCGTCGCCGCCATCGCCGCCATCGCCCTTGTCATTAAGTGTCTTATCTAATTTCTTTATATTATTAATCGCATGTTTTATGGCACATATGAGAAAATTCCAAGCCTCCTTCGTTTTTTTATCAGCATTCTTCACTACATCTAAAGTTTTGACTTCATTCAACATTTTTAGTAATGACTCTCCGGCAATAATCGCCTTCTTAAATTCAGTTGTTCCATTATTTTCTTTGTTAAAATCGTCTAATAATTTTTGGACGGGTCGTTGTTCGCCGAACACATTAAATTGCATTTCACCAGAATCAGATTTATTATAAGTGTTCATGAATAACACGTATACAAGTATAATAAATGAAAATAAATCTTTGATTTCGTTTTGTGCTTTTTCAATTTTTGATTTTGCTTCGGGGTCTTCGCCAATAGGTTTCAGTAACTCTTCGGTTTCTTTCGTGAGTTTAAATTCGCCTCTGTCTCCGTCAAATGTTGCGTATTTGAGTAACGTTTTTTTAAAATTATCATTTATTTTTTTCAAACTTCCTATCTTATTTTTTTTATCTATTTTTGTTTCGGTAAATCCCATCTTCGCGCATTCTTTGTCGGTGTTACCGCCTTTCCCACCAATACTAAACCCTTCATTCGCCCCCGCGAAAAGCGTCCCCGCAACGACCGCCATGAACGCCACGAAAATCGCGATGCCGCCTCGTTTATAATAAAGGTAAAGTAGTATCGCCGAGAGAATAATATAAATCACCGTGGTTTGATTCAACATCGTCGTCAACGGCGTTCTCTTCTTTATATTATTGAAATACTTTTTTATTAGTCCCAATCACCTGCGCTGCCACCTCCACCGCCTTCGTAGGGTTCGCCTTCGTCGTCGTGTCGGTGGATATATGCGGTATCATCTTCTCCCGCGTCATCATCTTCCGGAATACCTGACGACATATCCAGTTCATGCGCTTCTATTTCGGCGGCGGTGCGATCGGCTTCTAACGCATCCATCACATAAATCTCTCGGTTCATATCCGTGACATAGTCTCGACGACCAACTTGACGCTCCTTCTGCGCAATCTTCTCCATCTCTTCGCGTTCTTCATCATAATAATCTTGGTCATATATTACTACACCCGTCTGCGACGTTCCGCGGCTCCATATTCCCATCTTGTGCGTTTTCATCATGTTCTCCAGTTGGCGTTCTCCCACAGACATCGCACCAATTCTCTCGACAACCCCGTCCTTTTCCTTGTCTTTGACGCGCGTGAGTTTTTCCTTGATATTCGCAAGATTAAAGTTGATCGACGCCTTGTCTTTTTCGATCATGCGTAAATATGCGACCATGAGTTCGCTTACACGTTGGCCAAGCGCCTTTTTATCACCGAGTAGAGTATCCATTTCAGAGAGAAGTTGACCTTTATCTGCTGCGGCAACATCTGCCGAATACAAACGGGAATGGGGGTCAATATCATCGCGCTCAGCGTCTTCTTCTTCGTGGAATGCGGCGGTTCGGGCGATTGCTCCGGCAGCAGTCTCAGTCATCTTTCGTCCCTTTGTTCCGGTTTTACTGGGCTTGGCTTTCACCGCCGCCCCCGCACCCGCACCATTTCGGCGAATCAATCGTGTAGGCTCTGTCTGATAAATCGTAACCGGCGTTTCTACAACAAGTTGAACAAAGGTTCGCATAAACGAGAGAAAGTAGAAGAGATACAAGTTACGCACGATATTACGGTCGAATATAGAATACATCGTAAATATATTCTTGCGAGTAGAATGTGGAACCTTCTCTCCGAGTTCTTTTTCAATATCTACTTCACGCGGGACCATCGCGCTGAGGCCACCACCACCTACCCCTTGAACTGCCATCGCCGCCGCTGCCGCAGCAATCTTCGCATCTTTCTCTTCATCAAAAAAGATTTCCGCCATAAACGGCGTATTCTCCATCATCACCTTCAAATCACGAACGTGATGTTCCGCATGACGCAATACCTCTTTAATGACGTGATCGTTATAAAATGTTTTGAGAGATGTATAATGTGACGAAATAATGCCTTTCACGTCTTTCATATGTGTTTGAGATAACCCCCAATGCTTCGGTATATTCGTATCATCGAAATCCACGCCGTAATGAATAATCGACGGTATGACATCGATGAGGCGTGTCAGCGTATTCTTCATGAACTGGATACTTTTTACAGTCGTTTCATCAGTGGATGACATAAGAACGGTGCTGCTCTTGTTGATTTCGAATTCGAGGATTGTATCCACGATACGCTCAATCTCTCGAAATTTGGATTTCGTTTGTTTCGCATATTGTTGAATAAACCCAACGACGATTGCGCGAAGTTCGCGATTCTTTGTCTGTAGATAATTCTTTAGATCGCGCATCTCTTCAGTGTCTTCTTGGACGTATTTCGGTGTTTGTGAATTCAGATTCGCAAGGAGAAGTTGTCGCAGTTCTCTCGGAATGATACAACTGTCAAGTTCGCTCTCGCGCTCGCGCTCGCCTGCGTCTTCTTTGTCTCGGCGTTCCAACGAGAGAACCGCATCTTGAAATCGTTGAAATTGGGTGTTTTCCTGAGGTCGAACTTTCGCCGATGTTTTATAATTCGCATCCACCATTTTATAACCATTCACCGCTTTTAACAATCGCTCGAGGCTTTTATCATCGAAAATATTCGAGTCCTTCTTCAGTTTTGCTATCTTTGTATCGATTGTATCGGTGGACATCCAGTCTTGGGGTCTAGGTGGACAAATCTCTCGAAGTGCTGGATGAAGATACAACGCGACGGCAACAGCAACCGGATTATCACCTCCTTCGGATGCCCCCGACGCCGACGCCGACGCTGATCCTGCGTATTGTTGATTCATCCGACAATAATGAATGAACGCGCGATATATCGTTTGCTCGTTGAACGACGCAGGAATATTCGGATATTGAAACCGTGTTTCCCGATTGTCGATAATCATCGTCGCCCGGGTCATCACCGCCATATCTCTCAACGTTTTCGTCAAGAATCCGATAATCCGGTTATGGTGATGAATATTCTGCTCACGCTCCATAAAATAGTCGATGACACGCTTGCTACGACGGTCGATCGGTTCATTACAGCACGCGTTTTCAAGGAATGGCTCGCTCGCCATATTCAGCAGTAATGGACTACTGTTTTTCACGACATGATGAATCAATTGCTGTATCGAGAGACCGAAATATTGACACTTACTTTCGAGAACCGCGAGTTTATCATGCTGACCATGATACCCGCGTTTCATATCTGTAATCAGCTGATTCGTAAAATCGGCGGCAACATTCTGAGGCGTCGGCATATTATCGAGAGATTTCATAGGCGGCATGAAGTTATCCCACCGTAAGATCGAGAGATTTTCGGGAATAGCTTCTCCCGCTGCGCCTGCGCTACTTTGTCGCAAATAATCACGCTTGGTTTGAAGTCGTTCTTTCATCGCAGGCTTGGTAAGAATCGATGTATCCATTAACGTCTTCATTTTTGCCAAGATATCACCCTCTTTCTTGAATGATTTCAGCGTGTTCCATGGCTCGATACTCGTCTTAATCTTATACGCAATACACGCAATATACATGAGTCCGCTCATATCGCCGTCTCCATCGATTGGATATCCCGAAAAAGAGCGAATACACCCAGCATGCGTTTTTCGCGTCTTTGGAGAGGGTATCGCGCACTGAATCGAAATTCCGAGATAGCATAGTGTAAGAAGGAGCAACGTCTGGAAGAATATCTCTTTATATGGAGGAAGATGCTTCCCTTTATCTCGAAACATACGTTCGGATTTCTCTCGGTATTTATCTTCCGTCGGAACCGAGGACTCAAGAAGAGCGAGTGTGTTCTGAATAATAAATTCTCGTTCACTATGTAAATCAATACCAATATATCCGGTCATCGTTGTAATGATATTATTGATAATACGAGCATTCGGGCTGTCATATTTTTCGAGAATACTGAGCCCAGCGAGACCACCCACGCCACTACCGGCATCACCACCTTTTGCCCCTGCGACCGGTTTTGCCACTTTCAACACACCTTCCCCCAGATCAGCTTCAATTATATCTCTCGTTACAAGTCGGAAACCTGCTTCATCAAACCCCTCTTCGGTGACATGTTCGATTTTCTTGATCAGTGCTCCGCTATATTTATCAACCCACGCTTCACCATCGTCACTTATTGTGCCGCGTTCTTTACATATTGTGTCGATCACCACAGACAACGAATTCGTGCCACTTCCGCCTTGAAGAAATGCCACCGCAATCGATTCATAAAATGACGGAAGTAATTTTGCGTTTGATTTAATACAGTATAACCAATTCGGGTCTTCATCCATGATTTCATTTGCCTTGCGTGTAAAGCTCGTAATAAATTGAAGAATGTCATGCTGACGTTTGACGAAATCGGTTTGTGCGATAATCTTGTCTTTGAGCGGCTCCATCGGCGAAATGATCGCGTCGATATCGTCGCCGTCGCCGTCGCCGTCGCCTGCAGAAGCACTAGTGGCAGCATGAAACCCAAGCTTATATTTTCGGTCGTTGTATTTATAAAAATCTTTATTCTGGATTTCGCTGATACGCGCGATAGTTTTCAAGTCATATTCGAATTTCTTATTAACAAACTCCATGAAATTCTCTCGCGTCACTTGATACTTGACGTCGAATTCCGCCTTCATTTTATCCAAAAACGATTTTTTGATAGCGTCGGCCCCTTCCTTACTCGTGAAAGCACCGACGACAGAACCCCCACCGCCCCCGACGCCACCGACGCCGCCAATTTCACCTGCTTGAGCTATGAAATCTCTCGATGCCTCCATCGCCAAAGGAATACAATCCCGATTCACATTACAAAAATAATTACGGTCGCTGCTTGGAATCATATCAGGAATACTCGTATCACGCACCCATCGCCCATTCTCTCGTTTGTAATACAGAAACCGGGTTTCGGTTGTTCCGATGTCGTCATATTCACTCGGAAATCCTTGTCGCGAGGTTGTCGACATCGCTGGTTCGACATACTCTTCTTCTTCTACAACCGCGTAATCCCCGTCGCTAACTGGGCGCAATCCCGGTCCCACCATAATCGCCTCCGCTTCTTTTTTGGCTTGTTCATAGGTCATCTTCTTCTTTTTGATGAGTTCATCCACTAAAAACATGGAAAAATCGACGGAACTCATCGACTCTTGCTGCTCACGATATGACTCTAAAAACTCGTAGTCTGTATTATCGTATTTCTTATCAAAGAAAACAGGTTGGTCGCTGTCGTTATCTTCTTCAACCGCTTCTTGATTCGGATAATTCTTCGCGAGCACCATATTCAGGCGGCGACTAGACGGTGCCGCTGACGCCCCCGACGCCGCCGCAGCACCTCCAGGTGCCCCTCCACGCATCGCACCCGCATCACGTAACTGTTGGCTTTGTTCGCCGAGAACGAGATTGAAATCAAAGGGTGTAATAAGATCGGTGGTCGTGATTGCGACAGCGTCCATATATAACTTCGCATAATCCACCGCAAGCATACGCGCAAGAAGTTCCGACGATGACAGTAAATGTTCGTTGTAATCGGTCTGTTCAGCCATTCCAGCGGCGTAAGCGCGACCACGCATCTGTTGACGTTGGCGTTCATCAAATCCTCCTGCTGAACCAGGCGGTGCGGTTGTTGCCGATCGAACTTGCATATCTGAAAATCCGTATGCTTTAAATACATCCGCGTCCATCATTCGCCCCGTCGCAATCAGTTTGTATATCATGCTTACACCCAAATAACGGACATTATAATGGTAAGAACGAAGACGCCCGAACTTTCGAAAATTCGTGGCATAATTCCGCTTATATTCGAGCACGCGTTCATATAAAAATGTCACGATTTCGTCATATTGTTTCACGTTCAGATCTTCTTGATAGATGAGAAATGGTTCGATGAACGCAAGAACATCTTGAAGTGTAAGACGACCATGGATATATTGACGCATCATTTCGAAAATATTACGGGTTTTCGGTATAATAACTTCAAGGAACTTCCGGTATTTATCGCGCTCGTTCATCGCCGCCGATACGCCGCCGCCGCCGCTGCCGCCACCACCGACCACAGCTTCTGGTTCAAGAACAAACTGCTTGATCTCATGAAGAAGCGAATGTGCGTTCAATTCAAGCGGTGTATCCAAATTTCGCACATCATGAGTTGTCACCGACATAAGTTGACGCAACATATCCCAGTAATGAACATGTTTGGTATTAAGATCGGATTTATCTAAAATATTAATATTTGGAAGTGATATACGCGAATAGTTGATAACCGGTTCAGGGAAAGTCATGAATCCGACAATATTCATGCGGTCATTCGGTGTAAGATTGGTAAATTCGGTGGTTCGTTTAAGGATTGCGCTAGGACCAACGGCGGTTTCAGTAGCACCGGTATTCGACAAATGAACCTTTGAGAGACCAAGATTGTATTTCTGTGTCACGAAACGACGGCGTTTTACTTCCTCACCATTTACAACCGACGAATAAAAATCGTCCAAATTGTCAATGACCGCGGTGATGTTTTCATTTACCTGACGCGAACTAATAATTTCATGCGTGTATCGCGGTTCGTAAGAGGGTGTAAAATGACGCGCCGAGAGATTTGTCATATATTGTGCGTAAGTGAGTGAACCGTCATACCACTGACGTTGAAGTTGATTTTCTGTCTCTCGTTCTTCTTGAATAAGACGGGGCATGATATCCATTTCAGCGGCGGTTCGTTCATCAATCGGAATATCATATATTACTTTTCTTGATCGAACCACCGGAATAATCCACCGAAGCGCATGATCCATACGCATGAGTGTTTCGATGAGTGGACGGTAGAGTGCGCTTTTATGGGGCGGAATGGATGGGTTGCCATTTGCGTCAAACTGAGAGAATTTATGACGAAGTTCGCGAAAACGAATCACCATCCTTTGAATGTGTCCCATAACAGCACGGTTTTTTTCGGCGGAGGGGACATTCGTTATGAGCGTATCCAATAAATCGTCACACTGCTTGTCTAGATTAAAACGGCGATTCTCGTCCGGAATATCGACGGTCTGAACAAGAACATCTAAGTCTTCACCTACTTCGATTTGATCAGCGTCGATAATGATCGCGCGTAATTTCTCTCGAAGTGCTGATGTTGGAACCATCATTTCTTGTCCGGCAGCGGCGGTAGGAGCAGGAGCAACAGACAAAAGCGTATATTCCGATTCACCCACCGGCTGTTCACTCACGTCTTCTTCACCACCGATTTCAGATTGTCCTCGGGCCAGTTGACGTTGTCGGCGTCTCTCTTCTCTCGGTGTAAGTGATCCACTCGGCTCTGAAGACAACGCATCCATCCCCATCGTCAAAAAACCGGCTTCGGCTCCGGCCGCTGGTTCAGTCGATGAGAATGCGGCAGGAGGCGCACGAATTTTGATCTCTTCAATCGGTATATCTTCTGGAATACCCATGTAACCAAAATTAATATAGATCATTTCATCTTCTGGATATGTGCGTATTTCGATCATGTCCTCTTCCAAATTCGTAATCATACCGGTTATAATCGCAGGCACATCACCCCCGAAACGAATATCAACCCATGTAGACACGACTAAATTATTTTGACGAGCATACCCTTTTTCTTCCGCCCGACTTAAAAGTTTAATGGTTGTTATACTTTCATCTGTGATCTGGCCGGTGGCATCCAGTTTTAAAACACTCTTTTCGAGAGATTCCGTGTCGATAAGCTTGATGATACGCGAAGATACATAGTCAACTAAAAAGATATGTTCGTGAATTTCTTGATGGGTTGGTGCGATAATTTGTATAATATCACCGAGTTCGATTGTTAATGAAAGCGATACTGCGGATTCTTCTTCTTCCACATCAATCGGTTCAAACTCCATGTTATGATATATATAGTTACTATTTTATATATTTTGTATATAATAACCGATATAAAGATTACTTATATGATAATATAGATTATACTCATTATATTCATTATCATAATGTTTTCTGTATCTGCCACCGAGTTTTCCGAGTTGCCCGATTTTGTGAATAAGTTGAAGACAAACACACATGAAAAGGCCGAATTCGATACGATTCGTAATTGGTGTTCCGAGAGAGGATTTTTGCTTCATTTCTCTAAAAGTCACGCATCGTCGTCGTCGTCGTCGCCCGATATTTTCTATACACTAAAATACGACCGTGCTAAATTGACACCTGAACAATTTTCTACACTAGGGCGTTTTCGCTCAGTTGTATTTGATCGTGATGGAAACATTTGTTGCGTTGCGCCTCCTAAGATGCTTACACTTACAGAAGAGATGACGAAATGCGAGGTAAATTCCGTAAACAGCACGTTGTCAGCAGAAGAGTTGGTCGAAGGAATCATGGTGAATTTATTCTGGAAAAATGACAAATGGTATATCGCTACAAAGAGCTGCGTTGGTGAATTATCATTTGATCATATTATTCAAGAAGAGGCGGCGGCACAGGCAGCAGCGGCGGCAGAAGCCGTATCGGCATCTGGTGTAGCAGGAGAGTCAAAAGCATTTCAAAAACTTGGAGTTCAAGAAATTTTGCGTCGTCGTATTTGCGAAGTCTTTTCTTTGCTACCCGGCGGACTTGAGAATGTATCGAAGCAATATTGCTACTCTTTCGTTGTTCAGCATCCGAAGAACCAGATCGTGAATCATATTACGGTTCCGAAATTGTATTTGGTTGCTGTATATCAACTGTCGAAAGTCGGCGAGAACGACAGCGACAGCGGCGTGAATGTAATTCGAGTTCATCGCGATGTTTTTTCACAGAATTTTTGCGGTTCGGTTTCGCATATGCCATCTACGCTGACATGTGTATCGGACAATCTCGAGACCGATGCGGTGGAGTCCGTTTCATTTACTCCTCATACGGTAGCAGACTATTGTAAGTTGTATGCGTCTACTGAGACCCGTAGTGTTTCTTTACCAGGAGTCGTCTTCGTGGATAAGGATACTGGATTCTGCTACAAGAAGCGTAACCCCAAATATGAGAGTGTCAAGAAACGTAAGGGAATGGAGCAGAAATTGGCGGCACAATATCTACAACTTCGTAAAGATCATGGCATCGATGAGTATCTCAAGTATCACCCTCAACATTCGCGTGCGTTTCATCAATTACGAGATCGGCTTCATGAGTATACCCAGAAGCTGTATGACGCATATATCGAGCACTATGTAAAGAAAGACGCAAAGCCCTTGAAGGAGTATGACCGTGAGTTGAAGATCCATATGTATAAGCTTCATTATGATTTCTATTTGGCGAAGATGAAAGAGACCGGTGTCTTTGTTACCAAGCATACGGTGATCGATTATGTGAATCAGTTGGCACCGGCGCAACAATTGGTGTGTTTGAATGCGACTCCTCATACTGAAGTGTCACAAGAAAGGTCAGTACCACGCCATCATAATCACAAAAAGCATATTGAGAGGGCAAAGCCTCAACAAGAGGGAGGAAACGAAGGTAGTGGTGGATCTGGATTTCGAAATACACGTCAATCTTCAAGAGGTGGTGGTCGTCGCATGACTCCATCACTTTCTGTTCAAATTCCCCTGAATGACGCCACAGCATCGAACGAAGATGGAGATCGACGAGTGAAAGGTTCAAAAACCACAGGAACTGTGAAGGTTCAGAATCAGTTTGCTGGGTTAGATGTGGATTGATTCGTCAGGTGCGTGGGTGATAAAAAAAATTGATTGATAATAATGCGAATATGTAATATTATCAAACGAACGAACGAACGAACGAACGAACGAACGAACGAACGAACGAACGAACGAACGAACGAACGAACGAACGACGATGTCTACATCAGGAATTCCGATTACACCTCCATCAACGCCTTATCCAGAAGACACGTCGGTGTTTTTCGGTTGGTATTCAGAAGCAGCACAAGCCATGCGTGTGTCACACCCGTCCCAACATCAACTTCATGGAAAAATCATAACAAGCCCGCCATATTGTTACTGGACGCAAGGCGACAAAAAAGTGCTTGTGACCGAAGTCACGCATACCAGCATTCCAACGCAGCGTCAGGCGGCGAATGGCGACATTTGTGTTGGACAGGTCGATAAATATTGGGGAAGATCGTATTGGAGGCTATAGGGTTACCGGTTAATGAATTGAAACTATTTTTTAAACCAACTAGGTTTCCCGATTCCATTCAACGTACCCAATATAATTATAGAGTATTTATTACGTGAATGGAATGGAATAGAATTGAATCGAATCGAATCGAATCGAATACCTAAAAGCGAATAGTTCCACCGACCATTCCGCCAACATTAGGGCGACCAGACCAGCCACCGTTGTTTTGGCCTTCAGCCCATACATTTCGGTTAGGGCCACCAACGGTCACGCGGCCGGTGCCGCTAAAGCCTTGATTGTTGGCGTTGAATGATCCGGAGACACCCGCAGGGGATGTGCGGGGATTGGGGTTGGGGATACGGATAGTTTGCATCGAATGAACGAACGGAGGGAGGGAGGGTTTCAAAGAGCGTTTTATGATACCTAATGAGAAAATAGTTTTATGTTGGTTTATGGAACACGCATGACCGCTTGGGCAACGGACACTTCAAGAGCACGACCAGATAATCCGGTGGCAACACCGGCAGCTCTGGCTTGTCGAGCCGCTGCGAATTGTGCCGAATTTAGCGCACGATCGGGACGCTGACCGGGGACAAGCGCACCGGGAGGGTTTGATGGAGAGAATGAGAGAGACGGGCGAAGGATAGGACGAAGAGATGTCATGTAGTAAATAAGTAAGTATTTGATACTACTACATGAGAAAAATAGTTTTATTATTTCGATATACACCGACCGAAAAGCGTCGTTGGGGGGCGCAACCCCCTCACCACAGCTTCGCCTCCGCGTGCTGAAACGGCCTCGCAGCCTTCTCCACCACCAGCGGTTCCGGCATGAACATCGCCATCCTGTCAAAGAATTTCACCTCCGGTAGTTGTTTCAACTGAGGAACGACGGGCGCCTGCGGTTCTACTAAATTCGTGGAATTAATACCAAATAATGCGGATTCGATATCCACCGAATTACGCGCGAAATGCTCGCGGGACATCTTGGTGGGGAGGATGCCTACACTTTCGTAGGCGAGGGCGGGTGCGTATGCCTTACCTGCATAGCTATTTTCAAACGCGACATAATTGCGCGCGAGGTTTTGGGTGTTTTGCTCGATTTTAAAATCGGTGCGTGTATTTTTGTTTCGGGTGGATGCCATAATGAAATGAAATGGAATGTATATTGAAATACTATTATATAATAATCACGATTCACAACGCCTAAAACATCGTCCGCCAACTTTCTATAATTTCGTCACGCAGATTTTGCGGTATTTCTTCGCCGTGTTTGGCATGACGAATACATCTGTGAAAAAGATCAAACAACTGAAATGAAAACATCATACAAAAAATCATTTCAGAATTGTCATTCACATGGAATGATGACGATGATGCTAGCGGGTCATGGTCGCGGTCGTGGTCGTGGTCGCGGTCGTCTGATGGCGTATTTGCGTTCGCGTGATACAGCGGGTGTGCTTCTAATATCTCTCGGATTCCTCGATTCTCTCTAAATCGTTCATATAAATCGTCGATAACCGCCGAAACAATATCCGGATGATACTCGTGATCGTTAATTCCGAATGCCTGTAAAAACTGAATCCGAAACAACGAATCTTGGTCGTCTGGATCTTCAATCATTTTGTATGTAGGAACCAAGTCGTAGTTGTAACCCGATAAATCCAATTCTGTAACAATAACTTCATGAGATTCATCATCTAATATAGTGGCAGGACGCTCATTCGATGTCATGGTTTTTACGAAAAATAATCGTATATATAATAGTAGATATACCTACCTTTATATAATATCGCCTCGCATCGCCTCGCCTGTTAGCGAGATCCGCTAAACAAATGCTCTTGATCACGAACCAACTCGCGTGATGGCACACCTCCGCGAATCCAACCATTCACTGCCGCACCTTCCACATAATTCGCAGGATTGTTGATCGTCGACTTAAATTCCTCTTGAAGAGGATAGTCCGAGTGAGCAGAATTCAACTGCTCGGAGAGTTGCGTAATACTCTTCTTGTTGGTGTTCATATCTCCTTGAAGCATCCTCGATTCAAAATCGACATTCACCGCGCCGCGTCCTAAATAAGGGACGGTCTTGAAGGGGCGCTCCAGAAGGCTTAACTTACACTTCGCATGCGTGTTCAGACTTCCGATTGAGAGCTCAGAGTTCGTGTCGATATTACATCCACCAAATCCCGTATGATGACCGCCCTTGTAAAATACGTTGGGCTGGCTCGTCGCGAATTGAATCGGGCGTTCCATTTGACAGTCAGTGGAAAAAAAGTTGTTCAGCGCATAATTGGCCGCATTCAAGTTTTGAACGTTGCGTTGCGAGAGATCACCTGTATCGCAACCGATACGCGACATATTATCAAAAGCAAAGTTATGAACGTAGGCCATTTTTCACGGATTGGATTCCTTTCTTGTATTCTATGCATATAAATAAATAAATATTGATGCGTGGGTGTATAAATATTTATGCGTATAGCGTCTGTTTCTCTGTCTAAATACTTGGCGTTCGGCGTTTACTGCCCAACAATCGCCCCAAGACGAGAATTGATACGGCCACATGCGAATTCGTCGCCTTCCTTACATGACTTCATCTCTCCATAGCAGAACTTGGCAAATGCGTCTTGGTCATTTGGTATCCTTGTATTCGCCACCGGATGAAACTGGCGCATAGACGAGTCAAATGCGGCATTATCACCTAAAGTTCCGAACAATTTTCCGTATGTTTCCTCCGGTGTATGATTCGGTGCTTCCGCGGGAACATTCGAACCTTGGTATATCACATTACTCGCGTTGGTGTCGAAACTTCCACTGACGAATCGTTTGGTCGCTTCGTTAATATCGGCCTCTACAGCAGGATTAAAAGAAGGTGCGGCATTACGACGTTGCGGGTCGTCGCCAATTTCTGGAATAAGCGGATTCATGAGTGGGTTCTGCGGACGAGGCGCCGTAAATTCATCGCGCATCAGCTCATACATCTCCGGCTTGTCGATATTATTCGAGAAACCCTCTTTTGTTTTCAAGATCTGTTTTGCCTTTTCTGTTTCCATACCAGCTTTGCCTTTGTGAACAAAATTATAGATCATGACAATAATTCCTAAAGTAATTGCGCCGAGAATAAATAGTGAAAAGGATGATGTGAGTAAGTAGCCTAAAATAGTGGCGAGGATGACGAAGCGGGTGATTGCGTTCAGTTTTGCGGGGGGTTCCATCGACTTTTGCGGCCATATCTCGCGAATATATTCCTTGTTCATAAGAACTGCTGGATCTTCCATCCAAAATACTTGGTCTTTGCTCATTTCTTTCGTAGCTGTGCGGTAGTAATGTAATCTAAATTGATACTATATAATATACTTGAATACTTATATATTATCTAGATTGTTTGTTCGTCCGCCGCTTCCGCGTTCGCATTCGCCGCTACCGAACAAACCCTGATACGTCTCGGCTTAATCATTTTTCTCTTTCGCGGGTGCGGATGCGGATGCGGGTGCGGGTGCGGGTGCGGGTGCGGGTGTGGGTGTGGGTGCGGATGCGGATGCGGATGCGGATGCGGATGCGGATGCGGATGCGGGTGTGGGTGCGGCAGGTATACGTGGTGTCTTCGCCGGCTTTTCTCCCGCCTGAAATACTGCGGTTGTAGCGCCGCTCTGTAAAGAAGCAGCAGCAGCGGCAGCAGCCTGTTTATCCTGAACCTTCTTCAACAATCTCTCACGCATCTGTGCTTGTTTCATATTACGGTTCAATTGTGACTGCATCGCTCCGAAATTCACTTTCCCACCACCAGCTCCACCTCCCATGCCTCCCGGCATATTCATTCCCATCTTACTCAACATACTCGCCAAATTATTCATTCCAGGCATGCTCTTCATCTTCGACATAAGTTCGCTTGCCTCCTGCATAATCTCACTCTCCTTCAATTCACCCGACTTCAACTTTGAATCAAGTTTAGATCCCACCGTCTTAATAATTCCCGACAATTTGCTCGGGTTTTTAAGAAGTTGCTGGAATACACCCTTCATCGACGTCTCATTCTCCATATCCAAATTCAGGTCTGCTGCGGTCTCTTCCGCGATTTCCTTGGCGAGCTTTCCGATCTTTCCATTCAGAATACCTGAGAGATGTTCATGAATCGAACTCGCATCGGGCATCGCATGGGCGGCGGACCCAGACGACGGACCAGCCGACTGTTGCTGTTGCTGTTGCTGTTCTTGCGCCGCCTGTCCTTCAAATGCCTGATTCATAAACTCGGTTGCCTTCTTAAACGTCTCGTCGAGGTTTGGCGGTTGGCTATCATCAGCTCCGTCTGCTGACCCGAACATCGACCCCATCTCACTAATCACCTCTTCAAGCTTCGTCTTCAACTCGTTATTATCGATCGCTTCAAATAGCTTGGCGGTGTCGCCGAACGAACCCATGTCCGAGAGATTATTCACGATGGAAAATAGGATCAGCTGAAGATACTTCCAAATCGTGTCTTTCGTATTCTCGGTAATATCTTCGGTCGCCCAAATCTCTCGGAAATCAACACCTGGAAGGAACTCGGTGCTCGTCTCCGTCTCTGCCGCCGTTACCGCGAACATCGCATCATTCTTATAAAGAATATCAAAAAAACGGACAGGATATACGCTTTTGCAGTGCGTGTATAATTCAAGATACAACTCATCGGGCATCGGCTTCATCTCATGTGAATATCCTAAATACGTCGAGAGAACCTCATGGTATTCTGGGAATGTTCCATCGATATCGCGCAGAAAATCGAGGATTATCGTTTGAAACTCGGCGGAGATGTCGTTGATTGTGATTTGTTTGTCCTTTGCTGACGTAGACGTAGACGCAGGCTTTGACTTATGCTTATTTCCCGCTTTCTTATGTTTTTGACCACCCATGTTTGTGTTTTTGAATATGTATTATTACTATATCAAATATTTAAGTTGGTTAGTATGTCTTTTCACGTGAATGAATGAATGAATGAATAAAATTGATTTGTATATTTCTCTAGATAATCAACATTATGATACAAGTAACGCTACGCTACGCTACGCTACCTCGATGAACGCCGCTACCACCGACCCCGCCGACCCCGCCGCCTACCCCATCCCACGTTTCAAAAATAAAGAACAAGAAGATGAATACGCACGAACACATACCCGCAAATGTTCGAAATGCGCACTTGAAAAGGCGCTCACCGAATTCGAGAATAATACATCCGGAAGTCAACCATACGACAAACAAGGGTATCGCCTGAAACGCCCTGAATGCCGAGAATGTAGCCGCGCTGCGAAAAAAGGACTTGCTGACGCAAAAAGGGCCGCGAAAGAAGCGGGTATTTCGACCACACCAAGCGAACACGATGTTTGTGCGATTTGCCATAAAAAAGGCGATGACCGACACGGTCTTGTATTCGATCATGACCACATTACCAATAAATTCCGCGGATGGTTATGCGACCCATGTAATCGGTCGATGGGTGGCGGACATGGCGATAAACTGGAAACGCTCGTTGCGCGATTTGCCTATATTTGTAGGACGGACCAGCGTCATGATTTTGTGCTTCGAGAAACGGTGCGTGTTGCGCTTGACGCAGCGAATCGTATATACCCAGCAGATACGACAAAGCCGACGATCGACGAAATCATCACGTTTATTACAGGAAAACAACCTTAATCTACGCCCTCGGAATCTTCACACCGAGAATCGACTGGATTTTATTGACATGGGTCGGATTATAAACACAGTTACCTCCACGCTCAATCTCGGCGATGATACTTACATCCATATTACACTTTTGTGCCAGTTCTTTTTGGGTGAGTTTTTTTTCGCAACGCGCGGTTCGGACAGCGTCACTTGTGGCTTTCGCGACGTATTTGGTCTTTTTTGCCATGTCGGCGTCGTCGCTGGCGCCTGTGCCTGTGCCTTTTGATGCGGAAGTGGTTGCCGCCACAACAGCGGACGCTGAATTCTTGGTGGCGGCCATCGATGCGAGTGTTTGAGGTCGTGTTGCTGCGTCTTTATATGACGACGCCGTTGATGAGGTGGGTCTCGTTTTACTCATCGCGACAGGTGTCCAGTCCTGACAATCGGGGGCTTCACGCTCGGGTGTGCTATAACGGTTTCGTTGGATGTTGGATGACATTATAATGACAAAATTGACAGTCGTTATTATGTGTATAAGTGGTAGATTTATATCAATTTTATTCGGAAAAGATATAGACATATGTCACGATGACTATATACTACTACGTGCGTGTCATCGTCGTCGTATATGACCTGGCTACTCGTCCTAAATTCTATATTCTTTGTAGCAACATTAACCGAATACCTCATCTGTATGAAATATATTACAAACAATTATGAATACAAAAACGAATGGTTCAACGTTCTCTTGAGTGTAGTATTCACACCGTTTTATGGATGTTTGTTTATCCGTAATTTCTCATGGGACCGTGCGAAAGCCTATTTTGCGCCGGAACGCCGCGCTGTGCTTAAATATCCCGTTTTCACCGGTGTCCTTTATACCGTCGAAACCGTATTTGTATTTTACGCGCTAAATACCGTGACCTTGAGTTATTATACAATACTGCGTTCCGGTTTCATTATTTTCAATATACCTTGGTTCAAATTTCTCCTAAAAAAGCCGGTGACGCGTTTGTATTACGCAAGTTGCGCTGCGTTGGTTGTATCACACGCGTTTGCGACCGGACAGTATATCCTTCAATACAACGACAGCGGTAGTGGCGGTGGCGGCGGTAGTGGCAGCGGTAGTGGCGGGGGTGGCCTCGTCGTTCAGAATACCGTCATTATATTCGCGTCTTGTTTTTTGAATTCCGCCTATAATAACATGATTGAATACGCGATGAAACTTCACGGCGATACGATGTCGAATATCGATTTTCAGGTCCTATTTCAAGCGACGTATTTCGTGCTTGCTGCTCCATGGGCCGTCATTTATACTGTGAAACATACACCACCGGTGAGTGTGGGGGCGATAACGATGTATTTCTTCATCGCATTCGGCTTACAACTTTACATGTTCAATAAAATTTATATATTGAATACTCCGCAAACCCTGATTCCGGCGAATATCCTTCTTAGCGGATTAGATCTGGTTCGTCGTGTCATCCAACTCACCTATTCATTCGTATGCTTCAACGAGCCGTTTGATTCGGTAATTGGGATATCGTTGGTGTTTCTGGGTTTGTCGGGTGGGTTATTGCTATATCAGTATATCCGCGATTATCGCCAGCGCGTCGCGGGGCATCATAAAATGCTGGAATTGCCTGAATTCGACCATGGGTATGAAGGAGGCGATGAAAAAAATATAAAGGAAGAACCGGTTTAATTTATTCGCGGCTATTCGGCCTTATCGGCCTTCATCGCAGCAACGGCTTCGCTGATTCGCGCACACGAAAGATCGAAATATTTCGGAATAAGTTCCATCCCGATAAACTGGCGGTTGGTATGAATACATCCGATTCCTGTTGTGCCTGACCCCATCGTATTATCGAGCACGACATCGCGCGGGTTTGAGAATGTTTTAATGAGATACTCGATGAGTGCGACGGGTTTTTGCGTTTCATGGATCGTATCCGATTCGATATTGAACTCGATGAGCTCCGTGGGATAATTCTTGAATGTTTGCGTGTATTCGCTTTCACCGATGAGTTTATTATTTGGGCCAAGGTGGTGACTCTGATTCAGCATTTTTCCGATACGTTTCTCGGAGTTTTTCTTCTTGATTTCGACCGCGACTAGGTCTTGGGGATTATACGTCATATTGCCCTTATGCCTTGAAGCAGCAGCAGCACCACCCGGCGAGAATACGCAAATATCCTCGGTGCATTTCATCGGGCGATAATTCGCCAAAAGATACTGCGTCGTCTTGTTTTTCTTCCAAATCATCGTATATTTGAACCATTCGTAATTGCCTGCGATGAGTCGTGTCGTGAATGGCTGTTGGCCGAATAGAACAACCACACCGGTTGGTTTCACGAGTATGCGGCGGTATTCGACCCATAACTTATCGATATCGATGACACTATCCCATTTACATTTCGTTGTTCCGTAAGGCAAATCGCACAGAATAAGATGAACGCTATCGTCGGGAAGCGTTTTCAATAATTCGAGACAGTCGCCTTGGATCAAGCGAATATCTTTGTGGAGTGGGGCGTCGCCTTCGGTGGGAGTGACGTTGAGAGGGATGGTGGGGGCGGTGGCGGCGGCGGTGGCGGCGGCGGTGGTGGCGGCGTCTGGCTGCTCGTCGTCTAACACCTTGTCACATACATGCGGTGCGACGGCAGGGTCAGCTTTCTTAATACGTATGATCTTCTTCTTGATTTCGGGTGCGGCGATGGTGGTGGCGGGTACGGGGGGTACGGGGGGTACGGCGGGTACGATGGTGGCAGCGGTGGCGGTTTTTTTCGGCATTATAATTCGATTTCGTTATCTTTACTATTCTTCACGGTAAGTAATTTATATCAATTTTTTACCGTGAAGAACGGTGAAAAGCAATTGAAGTGAAGGTATACATAAAATACAGCGAAATTCATAAGGAACATGACTTCAGTTGCGAAGATAGGTGCGTCTTGTAGAACGCCAATAACGGTGATTATCATAAACAGGATTTGCGCATAAAGAAGAATGCGAAGGTCGTCGGATATGCTTTCGTAATACGTATGCCATGTCATAAACCCAATAATCGCAAAGAAGGCTGCCGCAGCGAAGATATAATGGACCGGGTTTGTTTCAGGAACATAAATAACACCGAAAATCCCTAATAAAAGAACAACAATCGCGAATAAGGACCACCATGATGAATTCATATACATTACACAACGCTGATGCTCATAGAGTACAGTAAATACCGCCATTACGAACATACATGCGGCGATAAAGTGTCTCGTTTGGAATACACTCGCAGCCCATCCCAACATTATACTGTCATGTATAGTAAATAAAGGTTCTGTGCTTGTAATGATACTTGAGATACTTCGCGGCGTGCTGGAGGGTTCTTTATTCGACTCAGCGTATTTGTAATAAACATATGCGATTGGTACGATATACGATGCCAACATAAACGCCAACAGACTGTTCATCGGATTCATCCGGGAATTTACTTATTATATTCACTGACAAACGTAGATATAATAAACTTTATTTCTGTACGAACGTAGTATAGTTCGTATACTTCATTCATTCGTATACTTCACTCATTCGTATACTTCATTCATAAACTTCTCTAATTCGCTCCCCTCATAATATGGAATACTTTCTTGACCCGTCATGATTTTCACCGTCTTCCATAGTCGGATAAAGACATTTTCGCTGACATAAGGGACGCCGTATTTTCGGCATACTTCTTCGACATCGCGCTGAATCACCTGATATTCATACGCCGAGAGATCCGGAAAGAGGTGGTGTTCGATTTGATAATTCAGCCATCCTTGTAAATAATCGACGACATTATTGCCTGTGGTATAATTCGTAGATGAAATACACTGACGAAGGAGCCATTCATCGCTTCGCCCCTTCACCGGTGTTCGGTATAAATACATATCACTCCCCGAGTGGTTGGGGACAATAATCGCGAATGTATGAATATTACAGAATAGGTCTGCTAGGATGTAATTCACGACGACATTATTCAGATGCGCGGCGGTGAAAATGGCGGGAAAATATGCGTGGAAGGAATAAATCGCCGCGAAACATAGCACGCGGTAGATTATAATCGGACATAGAACTAGCGTGAAATACTCCACTTTACTAATCCACGACGGCCACTCGTTGAGCATCATTCCAAATAGCGTCATTTGCTTATAATCTTCGTCCTTCATCTTATAATTCAGTTTGGTTGCTTTGTAATATTTATAAGAATTCGACGAATAATAAAAGAGACGCCATGTCAGCGCGAAAAATGCGATAATACCATATTTCACGATACGCGGGGCATTCATCGTACGAAGGAGCACTAGATTATGTTGAACGTTGTCCGGATCGTTATATTCGTTCAGCATATAGTGATGGTAAATATTATGTTCGCATGACCATGCTTCGGGCAGTATATAGTCCATCCAATCGAAGAAGCGGCGCATTTTCACGCCGTATATAAAACTGTTATATTTGTTGTTCTTGGTATCGGTATCTATGGCGGCAGATGCGGTGTATCCTCCGTGGCTTACGTGGTGGCTCACAGTTGTCCAATGAGAACTAATCGATAGACCCATCATTACCCATGGAAATATATAGGACATATCCAAAAATGAAAAGAAGAATCCAGTATAAAACATTAAGTTATTGAATGTAACGATATCTTGAAGATGTATGAGCGCTTGTCGTTGATGTTCTGGTGTGAGTTTCGTGTCTTTGATTGCGCGGATATCGGCGGCCCATTTCGAGAGACGGGTGTCGGGGGTCGGCGTGGTCGGCGCGGTCGGCGCGGTCGGAGTCATGATCGATATATAAACTCTTGTTGTTTACTATTTATACTGACTATATTTTTATCTATTTACTTTATTCAGCCGTTTTTGTAATCGCGTCGTAAAGGACAAAATTCGCCACATTTGCGACCAGGTGAATACTCGCATGGGCATAAGTCGCTGGCCATATGTGTCCGCGATTCAGTAAATATTGGCTTAATCCGTAGCATGCCGCCGAACATCCGATAAGGGCGGTGTATATTCCGATGGCGGACGACGACATACCGTGAATATGTTTGAAAGCATAATACGTTTGATATGTGACGCCGGAAAACACGACAGACATATCCAGGGTTCGACGCCATGAATCGCGGACGGGGTTGCGCCAGTAAAGGAGAGATGTCGCGAATACGCTGGCAGGGACGAGAGCGAGGTGGGTCGTGGTCGCCGCGGGGGCGGCGGGGGTGTGGCCGCATAGATAGCCGACGGTACAGATAACCAAGCACAACGCCAGATAAAATGTGCCTGGGGGAGTGGGAGGGATAGAACCGGTTCATGGCATCCTCCGGATGGGAGTGGCGGCGGTGTCATATTATGTAAAATTGATATATAATGAATACAATATATGTATTTACATAATATATTGTGATGGTTCAACTCATCCCCGGCAACGCCAACCCAACCATGGCCGAAATCGACGCGTTTATTCGCGAATCGCGTATGACATACGACGGTATGACCGCGCTAAAACACGTAGTCCGAGAGATTGAGTGTAAATCGGGCGTCGGTGCTCTACTTCACCCGGCAGAGGAATATTTCGTTACTTGTTATGCTGCCTTTCTCACCGAATAGAAATTTCGAACGTTCTTTCTAACAAGCTTATAACTCCACATAAATCCCATACAATATATCGCCGTAATAAGGAACTGTATCATGTACGGAAACTGAAAAAAGTTGTTTCTGCGGTAGTAAATGAAGAATGACAATTCAATCAGTCGGTAATAAGAATAGATAAGAAGCTGGGCGAAATCGGCAATAATGTTCAGACGAACATAGTGTGAATATTTCTTATGTAAATGGTATGAAATATACAACATAATATTCGATTTTTCAAGAATGTAATATGCGTATAGTACATGTTCTTGAATATCTTCTCTAAGAGACGCGTTCAATATATACATTCCGGCGAGATGGTGGAGAATGAAGGGGGCGCCGCGTTTTACTTCTGTGGCGGCAGTCGTGGCGGTCGCGGTCGCGATACAAGAACAAATGTAGAACAAGTCGTAGATGTAAAACCCGATACTAATATGCGTAGCATAGTCCAAATTATAATTGTAGTTATAATGACCTATATATAATATACAGTGGATGAAACTTGCGATATTGTTTGTCACCGCGGGTGGTTTGTATTTTGCGATTTCGGTTGAAACGTTATTCCAAAAACATACGATGGGGATGAGAAATCCTACGTTCATAAATAATTGAAAATGATATTATTATCAGATACATACACTAATAATATCGTTTTATGTTGAAGAAGCACCATCAACCTCTTTTTCAATCGCTACGCGTTTTGCTACTTTTCGTATCACCTTATCTATATTCCCGTCCTTCTCTCCGTCAGTGGCGACTTTCGAGAGACGGAAGTATCTTTCATTCTCTCGGGTGTTGCTATTCAAACAGCGCGGGTTGGCCTTCGCCCATTCATTTACCAGGATGACATTTTTCTGTTCTACGGCAAGGACCGCGTTTGTCATTTTCTGGTGGTCGGGTCCTTCGCGTTCCCATTGGTTATCATCCTTCACATACAAGGTTTCGCGCTTGACATCACTGCAATGGACTGGTCTCTTGTATATGTCTGTTTTCTGGAGGTTGTCAATGAAGATATTCGACATCCCCTCCACATAGCCGAGCCTATCCACATTTTCCAAGTCGGTCATCGTGAGTTGTATGGAATTTACAAAATCCTTCATGTTCATCGCATCCTTACACTTCTCGTTGAGGAATAGGTTCATGTTGAATGTAGGGTTGTGGCTATTGGTGGTGGTGGTGGTAATCGTGTTATGACTGTTGGTGTTGGTTGGATTGTTCATACAGAATTCGACCAATTTTGACTGTAGTTCTGTATTCTGTTGTATAAGTATCATCATCGCAGACGTTAGTTCCTGATTCTTGGTAATCACTTCGAGTAAATACTGTTCGGTTGGAGTGGTTGTGGTTGTGGTTGTGGGGGCGGTGGTGGATTCCGTTGTTATTTTTGCTTCTTTACATACAGCCTTGTGTTTATATATACTGGTGCGGCATTTGAATGATTTGTGACAAGAATGGCATGTATATGTATTCGAAATATACGATGGTTCTTGGTCTACTGGCATCGTTTTAAGAATATGTTTCTTTCTAGTCAAATGACGTTCATAGTCGGTTTTGTTGTCTGTTGTAAAATTACAAGGTTCGCAATTATAGCATACTCTGGCTTTATCCATTGATGTTATACGTCGGCGTTATATAATAGTTCTACAAAATAAAACGCCTAAACAAATCGCCGCCTCTCCGATGCCTCCGCCGGTGTTGGCAATCCACTTGCGCCGTTTTATGTCCAAAAATTTCAGTAACATAATTTTCACCAAAAAACATGTTTTAACAGCATTTCAGTCACAAAACCATAAAAATATGGGTTTTTGGAAATTGCGCGATTTCATGTTTTAAAAGTCTCCAGCGCAAACGCCATTTTGGACATTTATTTAGATTACTACAAAATGTAACGCCCCCTTATTGAATAAAATGGTCGGTTTACCGCCATCAAACGATATTATCGTAAGAATACAGTAGTAACGCGTAAAATAACATAAACCCCAAAACACCATTTGCACCCCCCAAAACCGTCACTGTAAAATTCCAATCTATAAAATTCCCCATTTTGGGGGATGCAAATTCAAACGGAATATTTTTGGCCGTAAAGTCTTTGAAAAAATAGGGGACCGAGGTTTGAAATTGGAAGTTTTGGAATTGTCATGTTTTGAAGGGAATATTTTTGGCTGAAAAGTAAGATTTTCGAATCATGTGGGTTTCATGAACGATGAACTTTTATGAATCCTCGATTACTTTTAGGTTGTCTTTTTCAATCACCACACGCTTCGCTACTTTCCGTATCACCTTATCTATATTCCCGTCCTTCTCTCCATCAGTGGCGGCTTTCGAGAGACGGAAGTATGTTTCATTCTCTCGGGTGTTGCTATTCAAACAGCGCGGGTTGGCCTTCGCCCATTCATTGACAAGGACGACATTCTTGTGTTCTACCGCAAGGACAGCGTTCGTCATTTTCACATGGTCTGGTCCTTCACGTTCCCACTGATCGTCTTCCTTGACGTAGAGGGTTTCACGTTTCATGTCACTGCAATGGACCGGTCTTTTATACACGTCGGTCTTTTGAAGGTTGTCAATGAAGATATTCGACATCCCCTCCACATAACCAAGCCGACCTACATTCTCTAGATCGGTCATGTTCAACTGGATGGAATTCACGAAGTCCTTCATGTTCATCGCATCCTTACATTTCTCGTTGAGGAAGAGGTTCATGTTGAAGGTCGGGTTGTTACAGTTGGTGATGGTGTTGTGGCTATTGGTGTTAGTGTTGGTGTTGTTATTGGTTGTGTTTGATAATATACCACTTTTACAGAATTCCATCATTTTGGTTTGAAATTCTGTATTCTGTTGAATCAAAAGCAACATCGCATTTCTTAATTCTTGATTTGCGGTTGTTAGTTCTTGATTTGCGGTTGTTAGTTCTTGGTTTTTTGATACAACATCGGATACATATTCTTGTGATACAGCGTTGCGAACCTCAGCAGTTGAAGCAGTTGATGCGCTCGATTCGTCCTTGCCAGAACACACATTTTTATGCTTATAAATGCTCGTCCTATGTTTGAATTCTTTTTTACATAAAGGGCATGTATATTTATGGCCGGTTGTTGTCGATGATTCATGCGTATTTGTGTGGTATTGGACATTCTTATTATGTTTGGGTGTATTTACATGTCGTTCGTAGTCGGTTTTATTACTCGACGTAAAATCACACAAATCGCAAACGTAACTGGTTTTTAGTTTATGGTATTCCATGGATGTAATCTTTATATTTTATATTACGACAAAAAATACGCCTAAATATACGACCAACGCTTTCCGCGGACGGTTCGTAAAAAAAGTCAGTCACAATATTTTTTATCAAAAAATCGCATTTGTGAGCATAATGCTCACAACCGTATTTTTTTAATGTTTCAAATTTCATATTTTAAAACTTCCACGCGCAAAGGTCAAAATGGACATTTATTTGGACATACTATAAATTACCACAACCATCACACCATAAAATCATATAATTCGCATGATATAATCAATATCTGACGATTATATGATGCGACTACAAAAATACGCACATTTAAAAAAAACGCAATCAATACGGATTTGCATCCCCCAAAACCGTCACTGTAAAATTCCAATCTATAAAATTCCCCATTTTGGGGGATGTAAATTCAAACGGAATATTTTTGGCCGGAAAGTCTTTGAAAAATAGGGGACCGAGGTTTTGAAACCAGGACTTTTGGATTTTCATGTTTTTGAACGGAATATTTTCGGCTGAAAAGTCATTCAAACTTATATTTTGGATCGTATAAGTTTGAAGGTTTGAAATTTGAACGAAAAGTATTCATTCGAACGGAATATTTTTGGCTGAAAAGTAAGATTTCCGTGAATCATCCCAACGTGAATTCTAAACCTAATATAATGGCGATCATCGAGAACCAACTAAACGCGTAGTTCAACGAAGCACCGCGGATTTTGCCGTAGGCTCGCGCCATGAAGGGCAGCATGATAAAAAAAAGCACCCATGATAAGAACCAACCGGTGAATGCGTAGGCAGAGAACCGGATGATTTCGTCATATTTGTGGTAAAGCTGGCGAAGAGTGTCTATGGACATATTCGATAAAATTGAATAATACTTATAATACTATTATAAATAAACATAAGAACAGACGATCAAATAGATATGTCACACAACGGCTACATCTATATTCGCAGACATTCGGCATATGACGCCTTCAACGCGTGTAAATTAGGAAAAACAACAAATATACCAGATCGAGATTCAATATATGCGACTGGTGAGATTATAAGAGGACGTTTTGTGGTCGTCCTCGAAGTTTCGTTGTCTCAAATGAGTATTATTGAACGATTTCTCCAGCATGAGTTTCAAAAGTATCATATAAAACGTGACGCTGGATCCGAATTTTACAGTAATGAGATCATAACATGTATAGAACCATGTCTCCAACAGCACGGAATCACATATCGTCGTATTCCGGATTGTGAAATCCTTGAACTATTGCGAAAACATCGTATTCGCAACAATTTTCAAAAATTACGCTCTTCACTACTAATTTTCCGACTGAAACAACGCTCCAATTCTAGTTCTTATGTCCCACGAGCATATCAAAATGCTATTATCGCGAAATCAGTAGAACATTTTACAAAAAATAACAAAGGTCTTCTTGTTCTTACGTGTGGGATTGGCAAGACTCTGATTTCGTTGTGGGTAGCGGAGAGATTAGAGCGAAACAACCGGATCGTTATCGGTGTTCCAAATAAGCAGTTAGTGAAACAATGGAAGTCTAATATAACGCGTTTATATGCGGATTATCCACTACTTGTTGTTTCTGGAGGTGTAAGTGTTGACGACGTAGCCAAATTTATTCAATATAACGACAAACGCCATATCATTATAACGACGTATTCATCTTCTCACAAGGTTTATACAGCAGCGACCGCCAATTCTAGATCGTTTGATTTCAAAATCAATGATGAATGTCATCATTTAACAACGACAAACATGCGTCTCGCGGAAACAACAAAATCATATATACATATGCTGATGATTCCGTGTGACAAGCAATTATCTCTGACCGCCACGTTGAAGATGATCGATGACACTTCAAATGTCGGTGGCAGTATAGACGAGAGGTGTATGATATCGAACGATGACACAGACCATTTCGGTGAAGTTATTGAACGACGTTGTGTATTATGGGCAATCCAACAAGATATTATTTGCGATTATCAAATTCAAACGATTGTTGCGTTGGAAGAACAACTTGAGGAGCTTTTCCAAAAATTCGAAACACGCGATGAAAACAACCAACGTCTTCTACTCACCGCATATGCCGGATTGAAAAGTATAAACGAAGGACATTCGCATCATATGCTGATATATTCAAATAATAAGGCGAACTCAACCCAAATTATTACATACATACAACTCCTTCTGAAAGAAAAATATTTTGATATTCCTGAATTATATTGTTCAGATTATCATAGTCATATGATATCGGGGCTACAAAACGATATTCTCACAAATTTCGGTAATTCCAAGAAGGGTATCATTTCATGCGTCTATTGTCTTGGCGAAGGTTGGGATTTTCCATTACTCGACGCGGTCGTATTTGCGGAAAATATGACATCAAACATTCGTATTGTTCAGTCGGCATTACGGCCTTGTAGAAAGAATGCGGACGAACCCAACAAAATCGTAAAGATTATATTACCGATATTGAACAGAGACGATTGGTTGTCTAATCATGAAAATCCAGATATGCGAAAATCGCGCGAAATTATTTACCAGATGGGACTTGAAGATGAAACAATATCACAAAAAATCAAAGTGTTCCGGATTGAAATCAAAAAATCCGAGAGAAAGCTGTCGCTCCACGACGTTGATGACCACGACGACTACGACGACGGTCATGGCAGTATCGGAGAATACGATGATGAACTTACACAACAACTACGACTTAAGACGGTAAAGCGAACTGCTCTCGGCACCTCATATGAACGAGCAAAACGAATCATCGCAGACCACAACGTAACAACCAGAGAGGACTATTACAATTTATGTCAGCGCGACAACCGCTTACCATCTGAACCTGAAACAACATACATCGGCCAATTCACAAATTGGATCGATTATTTAGGAATACAACGTGTCTATTATCCGGCAGATCTATGTAAAGCGAAGGTAAGTGAATACTTGTCACAGCAACCAGAAATAAGAGCAAATGGATTAGATTTGTCCAAAATCTGCGAGGAATTATGTTTATTAGACCCGCTTTTCCCACCAAACGGATTATGGACCGATTATTACAATATACACGAACTCGGCGAAATCATTATATTATCCAAAAAACGAAAGACCAATATCGCATTATGAAACGGGGTTTGGGAAAGTAAAAAATACTTTTTATTATAAAATTGAATTCGATTGTGTCAAAAAACGATATAAAGTATTTTCTACTTGGTTATATATAAAGCCCGCGATGTCATCATCGAAACAATATACCTGCGAATTATGTAAGAAGGTCTTTCAACAGAAGATTGATTTTACACGCCATCAAAATAGGAAGGGTGCGTGTGTGTCTGTAGGTGAAATACAACAAATGGTCATGAAGAAAGAGGATAAAACGGATATTCGAAACGAACTTAACAACGTCTTTAAACGGTGCTTGGATATACTGCGTGATAATGAAGGCCTTACCGGCGATAAGGCGTTGCGAAATATGTCGTCGTTATTGATTTTGAAATTGCTCGAACCCCACTTTCAGGCTGGAGGTGCGATTGATATTTCGAAGTATGATTTCAGCGAAGGATTGGAGGAACATTTTGATGATGAAGGGTTGATTAAACACAACAAGCAACGTCTGCAAACGTGTGTGATTTTCAGCAATTTATCCAAGGAGACGGAAGATAATATTCCACTATTGTTGAAATACATTTGGGACATTATATTGTCGCGCCATCCAGCAACCAACGCTATATTCTTGAAAGGTCGCGGATTTGATATTCGCCATCAGTCTACATTCAAGAAAATAATCGATAAGCTAAACGCGATTGATTTATCTGAAACGGAATACGATGTTCTCGGTAGGGCATATGAAGAAGTTATTCAAGATATTATGACTGGTAAAGTGTTGGGTCAATTCTTTACCCAGCCATTAGTAAAGAAACTGATGGTGCGTCTTATCGACCCGCAAGTTCGTCCGGATGGAACGTTTGAATCGTGTGCCGACCCGACAATGGGGACTGGTGGGTTCTTGATTACATATTTACAAACCATCATGGAACAGGCCGAAAAACTCAATATTACGCTCAATTGGGATTATATCACAACCACCGGTTTGTATGGAAAAGAACTCGAACCAGATACCTATCAATTGGCGGTTTCAAATATGTTGATTTCGTCAGGTCATATGTTTGGTGGTCTGGATTGTGGTGATAGTATCCGCCAGCCAATTACACGTAAGTTTGATAATATTCTCGCGAATCCGCCATTCGGAATTAAAGGCTTGAAATATGATGAGTTCCAATCGCCGATGAAGACACAATATGTTCCAATCAAGACGGATAACGCCGTATCACTCTTCATTCAGGCAATTATTTATATGCTGAACATAGGTGGGAAATGTGCGGTTGTGTTGCCAGACGGGCAGGACTTGTTTTCAAAGACAAACACTACACTTGTTGCGGTTCGTGAGTATCTTATGAAAACATGCGATTTGAAAGAAATATATTATCTCCCTTCTGGTATATTTACCAACACATCCATCAAGACATGTGTGTTCTATTTCGTGAAAAAGCGAGAAGGTTCTGATGTGATTGAAATGAAAATCAACGTATCCAAAACTCAAAAAGAAACAGGACGCGATTACAAGTTCTCAAAAACACATCAAACAACCAAAGTCGCGTTTTATGACTATAACCCATATGAGGGTGAAGGTGTGAAACATCTCTTGGTTGAAGTTCCTATTGAGAGAATAGTGGCGAATTCATATTCACTCAATTATGCGGAATATATGAAAGATGACGCAGAAGAAGAACAATATGAAGATGGTGTAGTTGTGAAGACACTTGGCGAAGTTTGTGATTTTCAAAATGGTAAAAGAATTGTCAAAGAACAAGTAGAAACCGGCGAATATCCAGTATTAGGTGGAGGAGGTTTTACTTCATTTTATACAAATGAGTATTCAAGAGAAGGAAAAACATGTAAAATAAGTAGAGAAGGAATGTCTTTACATAATTGTGTTATGTTATTAAATGAAAAATATTACTTAAATAGTCAAGCATTTACTATCAAGTCTAAAAATGAAAGTATTATGATTAATGAATATTTATGGTATTATTTAGATAATAATAAAGAACAAGTATTTAAATGTGGAAGAGGAACAGCACAAAAAGCAATTGATATTGATGAATTCAAATCAATCAAAATCCCAATCCCATCTCTCGAACGCCAACAAGAAGTCGTCAAATATTTGGATTTCATTTATGAAAAAGCAAACAAAACAAGTCGTGAAAAAATCGCGGAATTGAAGCAATTGAACGAGTTTTGTTTGAATAATCAAAAAATGGTTGGCGAGAATGAAAATAAAAAATTAGGTGAGTTATGTGAATTCATAAAAACAGGTAAAAATAAACCAACTGATAATAAAAGAGGAACATTATATCCGTATTATGGAACTGGTTCAATTAGTGGTTATACAGATGAATATTTATATGATGGTTATTATATATTGACCGCACGAAATGGAACAATAGGTAATTGTTTCTTAACAGAAGGCAAGTTCTTTCCATCAGACCATATATTTGTGATTGATATTAAAGATAAATGTTTAATGAAATATGTTTATTATATACTATCAAATAATGAAAAACTAGATAAACTAAAAACTGGTGTTGGAATACCAAATATAACAAAAGGAACACTTGAAAATTTAAAAATACCAGTTCCTTCAATTGAACGCCAACAAGAAATTGTCGCCTATTGCGAATCAAATGATGCGCTTATTCGTCAATTAGAAATGGAGATTGAAAATAATAAAAAACAAGCCCAGCTATTTATTGATGGGGTTGTTAAGTTGGCAAGTAGTAAAAATGACCAACACCACGACGACGACCAAGGCCACCAAAACCACGACGAACACGACGACGACCACGATGCCGTAGAAGGAGAAGCACCGGATACGAGTGCCAACGTTGTTGTTTCGATCGCTTCAATCGAAGAAACTACAACTACAGCGATCTCTCAAAACGGTCCAAAAATCCGAAAAATAATTATAAAAAAATCGGCTGCGAATTCGTAGTAGTATAATTTCGATGGCCTATTTCAGGTGACCCATTTCATTTAATGTCATCACAAAACGACGACATACCATATGGATATTTTTTTCCGGTGCGGACATCTACGTAGCCATTCGTATCCGCACAATTCTGCGCAGACCATCCAGTTGTCCAGTTCCATCCAGTTATCCGCGTAACTTCATCGCGAAGAACCATGACGTATTCGGGGCATCCTTTTGCGAGTTCTTGACAGTTGGCGTAGTAGTGTTGGATAGAATGAAGATGGGATGGCGTGCTTTGCTGGTATGCGTGCCATGACTTGATGGAAAAGGTGCGGTATTGGTGGGGGGTGGTGGTGGTCTTGGCAGGCGAAGTTGACATTTGTAACGATTGTATGGATTCAAACAAATCAAAAATGTTTGAATCAATTTTATTATTTTCGTAGGTTTTTACGTTTTGTTCGGCGTGTATTACCACCTTTTGATGGTTGTGATGGTAGCTCTCCTTCTTTTTGTAGTCGTATTTGTAGTAACCGATTTGCTTCTTCCCATTTTTCGCGCCAGTTTTTACTTGCTTCTTTTTCTGTATCTAATTCATCTTTACTTATTTGTCCTTGTTGACTTCGACTTTCCAAAGTGCGTCTCCAATCTGGATCGAAAACTACTGTATCACCCCCTCTAGGGGTTAGCGGTAGACGTTGAATTGCTCTCTCAACTTCTATACCTGTTAACTTAAGAGGATTACGTAACCCCGGATGTGACATAAACTGCTTTGATATTTCTTTGATTATGTTTTTTCTATCCAAGAATATTGTTTTTTCTCTATTTTTAATATCACTTACATAATGACTTACATTCTGTAATTCTACAACGGTTGTATTACTACGCCCTATTTCCAGAAAAGTTACACCAAGAGAATCAACTTGAAAATTTACACTTGAAACAATAGCTTGTTGATTGGAAGAAGAATACGCGTCGCGGTCCTCGATATCTATATTTGGCGGAGGAAATACAGCCATTACATATTCTTGATACTTCAACGGTTTTGTATCTAAAACTTTTTCTCTTACTATTGCCTCGAGTTCCCATAGCATCGCATTTCCGTTAGAGTAGCCGCCGACCAGTAATAGTGCGGTTGGATGAAACGCGACACAAGTAACCGGAGATTTATAATTTGTCGGTGGATTACAAGTTGCCATACAAGTTGCGTTCATTACGTCTTCCCGTGTAATCTGTAACTCTTTGCCATCTTTGTCATAAGACGGCTTAGTAGGAACCGGCGGAACCGCCATACGCCAAATTTTAATGATAGCATCTTTACTACAAGTTGCAAAAAGAGACGAGTCAGTCGGATGAAACGCCACAAATGTAACAGAATCTGTGTGAAAAGTTGTGGAATCACTATTAAAAGCGCGGTTACTAAAACCGCGGATACTTAAATGGTCGGGTTCACTAGGTTCACTAGGTATTCTCGATAAAGTCGTTATCCTATTTGGAATCTCATTCGTTGGATTGTAATTAAAATAATTCCATAAAATCACGTATTTTTCATCATCGTCATCTGACTCAGATGAAGAAGCAGTCATCAGAATAGGTTGCGTTGGATGAAAAGCGATAGATCCGAGATTAGTCGTTCGGATTTCACAATTAAGATTCGTTAATCGGTATGGAGACTCATCGTTAATTTGCCATATACTAGTGCTACGAACGTCGTCATCTACTCGACCATGTGTGGCGAATAAGGGTTGGTTTGGATGAAACGCAATAAGAAGTTCATATGGGTTACTATACACATTAATTGCCGGGGATTTCTTTCTTTTATACACCCCAATTTCCGTGTATATCTTTGTTTTGCTGGATATTTTTGCGGATAATCTCAAATTCTGTATCTCCCATTCAAATAACCATACCTCGCCTATTACGCTATTACCAACTGCGAATATTGGTTTTTTTGGATGAAATGCGATAGTTGAGATATGATTAATTTCGATATTTGATTCATCAGTATCACCGTTGCCTTTGCCTTTGCCTTTGCCTTTAACTTCACTTAAACATATGTTGTCTAATATAACTCCCGTATTTTGATTAAATCTTTGTAAAAATAGCGTCGGTGGTTGGCTGTCGGTTTCCTCGCCACATACAGAAAGTGATAGAGGTTCTGTTGGATGAAATGCTATTTTAGATACATATCTATCCTCTAATAGATACGTTAATGATTGTATACTATCATTATTCCAATTACCTTCGTATATAATGCCATTTGAAAATCGAAATTTACCTCTTCCTTGCCTTTTGCCGTCCTTCCACTCACCGACGTACACTTGACCGTTGGGCCATGTCATCCTGCCTGTTCCATTCGCTTCGCCATCTTTCATATCGCCAGCGTATCGTCGCCCATCTTCGTAGATTTTGGTCCCTTTCATACCACCTCTCATTACACGACGCTGTGATTTACGTATTGTATGTTTAAAGCGTTTTGTTAAATGACGTTTTTTATGGAATACACCATGACGGCGTTGTGTATATGACGTCATTTACAATACGTATATAATAAAATATATGTAATATATTGCCCAACAACATAATTTAAATCCAGCTTCCACCACCGCGGGGCTGAGGTCGAGTATCCATCGTTCCGCGTAGTCCGCCTCCGCCTCCGCCTCCGCCTCCTAAACGTGAATATTCCGGTTGTTGAGGCGGAGCGCGATAAACTGCCTGTGCGGCGAATTGAGGAGGTGTTCCAACGGGAGCATATTGCTGAGGCTGAGGCATGGTCTGACCACGCTGTGAGCCGCTAGGCATGGCACCACCTCCGCCACCCATCCCGCCACCACCCATCCCGTTGCCACCTCCATACCCCGCACCGCCACCCATCCCGCCACCGCCGTAGGAGGGCTGATCCCCCCCAACAATATGATTGCCAGCATTTGATGATTGCTGAATATCCAAATTCCTCTTCTGCTGTAACTGTTCCAACGAAACACTCCCCACTTTATCCGGAGAATAATTGTCTGGCGGCGTCTCTATTTTATCCACGGTATTGATCGTCGCATAATTATACAATTGCCGCATGCCGCCGTTCCCCTTCGCCGACAGTTCATCCGCACTCTGATCCAAGAAACTGTAATTATCTGACGCAACACCAAAGCCACCCATACTTTCACGTCCAAGTGAAAACGCGTTCGGCTCACCGTTAAATCCGGTTGCTTCATTATTGAGCGCGACATTTTTAGGCTGAAAATGCTGTAAGATCTGCTCACCGTATAACACCATGTGCCCCTTGTTCAGAAGCAACAACGCGGGAACGCGATTCACTTGGGGAGGGAGGAGGACTTTTTCGCCTGTCTCAGTGACGATATGCCAAACTCCGCTACCATTTGCCGCACGCACACGTTTATCAATACAAAGGAAATGAATGTCGTCTTGAACACGTGATTTAGACAAAGCGGTTAATACGGCTTTGGATTTATCGCAGTTGTTGCTATAGTAAATGATTGACGACATTCTCTATTACTAAATAAATAATAAGTTTTTATGTGTTTTTTGACGCGTATAGACAATTTAAGTTTTATACATCATAAAATAACTGGATTGTTTCAATCGTTTTAGACGTGGTATTTTCTGGATTTATCCAATAACGGATAGTCTCTTCTAATACATGTAACCTGTCGGTCCATTCATTCTTTTTTGATTTTTTAACAACGCATAATCCAGTCTTGTCACATCCCCAACACGAACTTATGTTTGTTCCATCTTTTTCATAATCGTCCGGATTGAATCTGATAAATACGATAGGTCGGTGTCCTACATCTTGCGACAATTCCATTATGCGTTTATTTTCACAACTACAATCATAATCCGCGTGTTGGTTTTCATCTACTTCTACAATAATAACTTGATACCCTAAATCAAGTAACAAGTCTGGTCGGCGTTTGGAACAAGCGTTCTGAATTATTTTGTCTGCTACCCAACTCATCTCGGGAAATTTTGTTTTAACGTATTCTACAAGAGCATATTCTTTGGTTTTGTAATTACGTGATACTGGTTTGTCGGGGAAGAGGTTCATATAACAAAATCGGCAATATCCGTCGTATTTTTTTGTAACCTGTGTTGAACAAAGGTGGATTTTACAGGTTAGGTGTTTTACATCTACCATTCCTTGTAGTTTATGTGACAAGCAATACAATCCTTTTTTTTCACCCTGTTTGTTGTAGGTTGGCTGTTTTTTACACGATTCATAAATACATGTCTTACTTTTTACATTTACCATCCATTCCTTTTTGTGTTCATAACAATACAACGGTTTTTTTTCACCTTCTGTATTAAAGACTGGATATTTATTACAATCAAGGCAAGTATTGTTGATAACATCAACCATATCTTCCGTTTTGTGTTCAGAACAATATAATGCCTTTGTATTACCCTCTTTGTTATAGGTTGGTCGTCTTTTACACCCTTCGCTTTTACAGGGTTTATTTATAATATCAACCATTCCCTCTTTTTTGTGTTCCAAACAATACAATCCTTTTGTTTCGCATTCTTTGTTAAATGTTGGGCGTTTATTACAGTCAACGCAACATTTACTAACAACATTAACCATACCTTTTAATTTATGTGCCGAACAATAAAGCCCTTTTCCACCCGAAACATTAAATACGGGGTATTTTTTACACTCTTCGTGATTGCATCTCTTGTGTTTTACATTCACCATCCTGTCCTTCTTGTGTTCCGAACAATACAACGCCTTCGTATCGCCTTCGTTGTTATAGATTGGTTGTCTTTTACAACAATCGTGAATGCACTTCTTGTTTTTCACATCCACCATTCCGTCCTGCTTGTGTTTCGAACAATAAATGCCGTTTGACAGACCTTCAAAGTTATATATTGCTTGTGTTTTACAACCCGGATGAATACACATTTGGTATAATAAATAATATAATGAATAGACAAATATTGTAAATCAATTTATGTTAAAATCGGCGCTTGAAATATAAAAATATTTAAAGAAAAAATTGATAGTAAATAATATTAATGTATATAAAAGGTATCAATTATTCTTTACTATTGAGTAATGTCTTCCGTCACTTCCGCCGCCTCCGCGCCTTTCCATAGCAAATCAGCCGCGTCTAAATACATCCCCCGCATCGTCTCAAAAACAGACCAAAACGGCCAGCTCAACTTTACCATCGACCGCATCAACGTGAGCTTGGCCAACGCCATTCGTCGGGTCATCTTGAGCGACATATCAACTTTCGTTTTTAGAGTGTATCCTCATTCGGAGTGCCGTTCGACGATAACCGTAAATACGTCTCGGATTCATAATCAAATACTGAACCAAAGGCTCAGCTGCATACCAATACACATAACTGACACCAGTTTTCCCTTCCAAGAATACCAACTAGAAATAAATGTCACTGCCGACGGAAACGAGATCCGCTACATCACGACAAAGGATTTCCGAGTGAAAAACAAAACCACCGGCAAATACCTCACCGATGTCAAGGTGCACGAAATATTCCCACCAAACACGATCACCGGCGATTACATCGAGTTCGCCCGCCTCCTCCCGAAGATGACCGAATACGGCGAAGGCGAGCAACTCGCGATGACGTGTGACCTGGATATCGGGACAGCCCGAGAGGACGGAGCTTTCAACGTCGTATCTACGTGCGCCTACCAAATGACGATGGACCCCACCAAGGTCGACGAGGCGTGGCGTATCAAAGAAGCCGAGCTCGTGAAGGAAGGTGTAGCTACGATCGGAAGCGAAGAAATGAAAGCCCAGCGCAAGAATTGGGCGCTCCTCGACGCACAACGTTTCACGAAAGAGGACAGTTTCGATTTCGTCGTGGAGACTGTAGGCGTTTTCACGAATTCGGATATCGTCCAGAAAGCCGCGCAGATCATGATTAACAAATGTACGAAGTTCATCCGTGATATCGAAAGCGGCGAGAATCACATTATTCCCACGGTAAGCACGATTCAGAACGGGTTCGATATTGAACTTAAAGGGGAGGATTATACATTAGGGAAGGTGCTCGAGTTCTTCCTCCACGACAAACATTATGCTGAGGACCAGACAGTTACGTATTGCGCATTCCGCAAGATTCACCCGCATAACCCGGATAGCATGATACGCGTCGGGTTCGCAGAGACCGTTGGTGTTGATGAAGGGATCGTGGCAGAGTATATTACGACATGCGCGCGGGATGCAATTGCGGTATATGAACACATTCGCGACCAGTTCAGGGAGTATTAAGCGGAGTGTAACGGAGCCAGAGTGAAGCGTAATAAAAAATAATTCCCAGGTAAAAATTATTTTTTATTGAATAACCTATTTATTTTTAGACTTACGACGGTTTG